CCTCGTAGCGCCGCAGGGTCAGTGACGGAGGGAGATAGGCCATGGAGGCACGGAACATGAATCTGACCGAGGCTGGATCGCGGTCCATCCGTGATGACAGTTACACTGGTCAGCTTGTCGAAAAGTGGGATCGCTTCTTGAAGGGAGTCTCCGAAGACTACACCAAGAAGTGTATGGCGATGCTCATGGAGAACCAGTTTCTCGATATGCGTCGTCAACTCGCCGAGGATACCCTCAGCACCAACGCGGGTGTGTACACCAAGTACATCTTCCCCGTGTTGCGCCGGGTGTTCCCGAACCTGATCGCCAATGAGATCGTCTCGGTTCAGCCGATGACGGCTCCCGTCGGTGCCGTTTTCTATTTCGAGTACAAGCATGGTCGGTCCAAGGGCCAGACCACGGCGGGGACGAACCTGATCCAGAACTTCGACGATCAGTACAGCTCGGAGAAGATCGAGGACGAGCAGCTCACTCCGGTTCTGGCTGGTGGTGAGTGGTTCACCGGCAGCCCCGGCTCAGTCATCTTGCAGTACAACCCGGTTCGTCCCCTGGATGCGACCGTGGGGTACTCGCTGACGGTCGAGGAGTACAACCCGACCACTGACACGGTTGTTCAGTCTCACCAGGACAACGGAGCTGGAGGTTTCACTGGTGCCTTGACCGGTGCCATCAACTACGCCACGGGACAGATCACGAATTTCACATTCGCCCTGGTCACCACGGCGGGCAACTATGTCCGTGCCACCTACTGGTACGACATGGAAGGCAACCGGAACATCCCGGATGTCTACATCGACATCGAGTTCGAGACCATTCGGGCGCAAACCCGGAAGCTCAAGGCTCGTTGGTCGAGCGAGGCCGCCGATGACCTTCGCGCCTTCCACGGCATCGACGCCGAGACCGAGCTGGTCAGCGGCATCAGCCAAGAGGTTGCGCTGGAAATCGACCGTGACATCCTGTCGCAGCTCTTCACCGCTTCGGCGGGGATCATCGAGACGTTCGACTTCACGGTTCCGGCGGGCATCACCGAGATCGATCACATTCGGGCCATCATGACCCGTATGAGCGCGGTCAGCTTCCAGATTCACAAGCAGACCCTTCGGGCGCCTGCCAACTGGTATGTGACCAGCCCCGAGATCTCGGCCAAGATGGTCCAGATGCAAACCCATGCGGACTATCGAGCCCCGTGGGTCAGTGGCGGTGGCAACACACAGGGTCCGTTCGACGGCATCATGGTGCCTCCGAGCTACGGCCCCATGACTTCGCATCAGGGCATCCTGAAGATGGGACCGCTGTCCAACAAGTGGATGGGCTATCAGGACCCGTTCTTCCAGTGGAACCAGATGATGCTCGGCCTTCGAGGTCGCAGCTATTTGGACGCTGGCTTCGTGTTCAGCCCCTACGTGCCTCTCCAGATGACTCCGACCTTCCTCGACCCGGAAGACCAGAGCTATCGCAAGGGCATGAGGACCCGTTACGCCACCAAGCGGCTGCGTGACGAGTGGTATGGGCGTGTAACGATAACGGGTGGCTTGTAGGCTATACGATCCCCCCGGACGCTTCGGCTACCGGGTGCGGGGCTTTGAGCCTCAGCGTTTCTAGAATGGCGACGGGAGGGTCGGCTGTGGCTGGCCCTCCCGTTTTCTTTTGCTGGAGGAGTCATGAAGTTCAAGAAAGCCCGTCCGGGCGTTCTCAGGCTAAATGTTGGTGGCGGAACGAAGCTCGTCAAGGATGACGAGATTCTCGAGGGCGCCTATTGGAAGAAGTTTGCCGATCTCGGCATGCTGGTCCTGGTTGAGGAAGAGGCGGCGGCACCGGTTCCAAAGCCGGTGACGAAGAAAGCTCCTGCCAAGGAGCCAGAGAAGGTGCCAGAAGAGCCCAAGAAGGCTGAGCCCAAGGCTGAGCCTGAGCCCGAGCCAAAGGCCCCTGAGCCCGAGTCCAAGGTCGAAGAAGGCACGATGACTAAATCGTTCGCCGACAAGATGGCCAAGGCCCAAGGGGACAAGGGAACGTCAGTTTCGACGAAATCGAAGACGAAACGGCGCAAAAAGTAGTGTAAGCTCGGACGAGGTGGTTTGATGCGCCTTTCTGAGGAGCTATATGGTGCCATCTTCGAGATGAGTGCCCGTGATGTTCGTAAGAAACTTCGCCGCGCTGGCTGTATCGAGCTGCGCCAGAAGGGGAGTCATGTGCAGGTATCGTGCCCTCCAGATTTGAAGGGCACGGTTCCTGTTCATGGAAAAAAGGACATCAAGAAGGGTACACTGAAGGCCATCGAAAAGTCGTTGCAGATTGATCTCGACGGTGACGGGAAGCCGCGTGGAGGTGGTTCATGACCGACCCTCTCAACAGAGAGGACGCCATCGACTGGGTCAAGAGGTCGCTTGGCTGTGGAGCTGTCATTCTCGAGGTGACCGAGCAGCATGCAGATGACTCATTTGATGACGCTTTGAGATGGTGGATTGCGCGCAAGGGGATCAAGCGCCATGCTGTCCAGAATATTGTGTCTGGCGAGTCGTCTTATGCAATGCCGGATGACTGTGACGAGGTGTTGGCGGTTTGGTTTCCTGGAGTCCAGCTTGACGTCATAGCGGCCATCAATCCCTTTGCATTCATCGACGTTGAGATGTTGCCAGTGGCCTATCAGAGCCTCACGGGACTGCCTGGTGGATCATTCTACGGCACCCTGCACCAGATGATTGCCCATGCGTCGACGGCGCGGCGTGTCATTGGTGCAGAGCCAGCCTTTGAGTACGACAAGGACATCAACACCCTTCACATTTACCCCACCAATCACCAGAGCGGGACGGCCATTGCTCGGTATGCCAGTACGACGCTGGTTACCGAGGACCCGACACCGCCGGCCACAACGCCGGTGAACGACTTCAAGAAGCTGCGGTTTCGGGACAGGGACCTTATCCTTCGGTACGCCAGGGCGTGCCTGAAGGTGCGTCTCGGGCGCGTGCGTAGCAAGTATACTGAGTGGCCGTCTGCGGGCGGTCCCAAGACCATGGACGGCGAGACATTGGTCAGTGAGGGCCAGGGCGAGTGGGACACCCTGACCGAGGAGCTGATTGGTCTCAGCGATCCCGTTCCGTTCGTGGTTGGGTGACGCGGCATGGCTTGGATTTCTATCGATAGTCTCATAGAGGCCAAAAAGAAGCGCAAGGCGGCGCGTGGTGGCCTCAGCAAGAAACCGCCACAACAGAAGCCAAGGCCCGGTGGCTCACAGGCCAAGGCCAAGGTTGATCGGGTGCCGGCTCAACTGATGCACTGTGTCAACGCGGTGAAGGCTGGAAGGCCAAGCAAGCCTGGTGGGAAGCCTCAGAAGAAACATAGCGTGCGAGCGGCCTGGAACATCTGCCGGTGGTCCTTGACGCGGCATGGGTACCTGAAGCCGCCCTATAAAAAGAATGCCAAGCTGTCGAGTCTCCGTCAGACACAGAAGGGTTCGAGGGCGTCGATGAAGCATGCCATGGAGCCCGAAGCACCGGCGAAGTATAAGCGATTCAAGGACCTGTTCAGGGACATTGAGCCCACGGTGTAGGAGGATGCGATGAAGCTTTCTGCAAAATTGAGTGAGGCAATTGGTGATGGCATGGGTCACGGAGGGGTATGTAAGTGCTTGGAGTGTGGTTATTCGCAGCCCCATAGAACAGGTGAGCCATGCGAGAAATTGGAATGTCCGAAATGTGGCTCAAAAATGGTTCGAGAGGGTCAGGGCGAGAGGCCCGGTAGAGGCATGGGCATTGGAAGGATCTAGGCTATGAGCAGAACCACCTTTCACGGAAAAAGCGGACGTTTTACATCTCCACGGTCGGCTCATACCGTGACCAAGGGCGGCGAGCGGTTCAAGATGGTGCGGCAGCTTCGGCGTATTGGCGGCAAGGCCCCGGCGCCCGAGCCCGAAGCAGACGTGGCCGATACCGTAGAGGCGGCCAAGGCCAAGGAAGAGATGGCGATGTTTGTAGCGGCATCTCCGGGCTGGATTCCTCTTCATGACGTGATGGGCGCCGCGTTTGGCGAGGATTTGGATGAGTGGGCGCTGGCCCATGGAAAGACCGCGTACAACGTGCCGCCGCCATTCATAGCTGCCAGGGTTTTGAAGATCACGGCCAGCAAGGTCAAGAAGGCATTGGCCCAAAAGCGGTACATCGCGAGCGGGCGCGGGCGGGCGTGGACCATGAGGTACACTGATGACCTGTCGCCCGGGATCAGGATTGCCCATTACCGGCATGACAGCAAGGATAGGAGCAAGGACTATTGGTCTGCTAGCGCCTATCAGGGGGCAGATTCTTCCAAGCGGTGGAAGAGCTTTGAGGACAAGGATCTCAAGAGGGTTTTGGCCTTTGCAAACGAGCACGCTCAAGAGGCGGCTGACGCCATGGCACAAGAAGGAGCGATCTGATCATGAGGCTGTCAAACGAGCTAAAAGAATCGGTCGATAGGGTGAGTCAGGTTTTCCAGCTAAGGAAGCAGATCAAGAACCTGTGGGAGGTTATTAATCTCGCCAGGGATTTCAGCGGTGAGGCATTGGCATATAGGCAGTTGTTGATACGGTCCTTGGAGAAAAATCATGACTTGGGCGAGCTTCTGTCGCCGTCTGTTAGAAACCAATTGTCCAAACATGAAAGAGAAATGGACAGGGTTTATGCAAAGTTCGACAAGGAGCTAAAAAAAGCCCCTAAGCCATTCAAAGACAAGTCTTGGACTGATCTACTTTAGAAGGAACGATGTGATGAATATCGAGCGAGTCAATGAGCTGTCCAGTTTGAGAAGAGATGTCTCTGGCAAGGGGAGATAGATGGGCTTCTGTGGCGATGATTGCAAGCCCAAAAGGCGCATATTCCCGGGCGGCGAGTGCGGCGAGGGATGTGGAGACGAGCGCCAGGTTTGGGACTCTATCGCTACCGAGCCGGCGAGGCTGGCTGGCGAGCCCGTCAAATTCTACTCCATCCGGCGGGCCAAGAACCGCGATCCCCTCTACAAAGAACCATCGGCTGAAGGCCAGGAATGGGCCTATGAGGGGCCGTTTGAGGTCTGGGCATCCATAGACTTCCCGCAGTCAGAAAACATTACCCAGGAGGCCACAGAGGTCGGGGAGCGCAGTGAGGCTGACGCCATAGCCTGGGTATCCCGCAAGGAGTTCGAGGACCGTGAGGCGCCGTATCCAAAGCGGGGGGACATTTTGGAGTTCTGGGCTCAACCTCCGTGGGGGTACGAGCCAGAAAATACTCAGTGGGATGTGACCAAAGCGACCCGTGACGGCAACGTGTTCACGACGGCGGCCTTTGTGATGTACAAGGTTGAGCTAAAGCAGCGGAGCAAGTTCGTACCGTTCCGCAAGACGGAGCATAGCAGGATATGAGACTGTCAGATGAACTGAATGAATCTTTGTCCGAGGGGAAGTATCCGAGACTCGAGGCAGAGACCGATGATCGCATTGATAGGCTCCTCAAACACCTTATGAGTGCAGAAGAGAAGCTGAAGGCTGCCAAGCGTGAGAAGTGGCAGGCAGAACAGCAAATAGGGACGCTTGAGGCTAGGATAAAGCACTACAAGGAGTCTATCGATAAGCTGCGTGCGGCCAAGAAAAAACTTGCTAAGGCGTCGACTCGAGGTTGAAATGAGACTGTCTCAGGAGCTTGAAGAGGCCACTAGGAGATCCCGAGTATTTGGTGATGCGTGGGGCTTGGTTGTGACGAAGGCGATGGCGCCAGAGTTGGCCAAGGGGGGTCTTGCATCATTGAAGCCGTCGGTTGTCTATCACGTCCGTACTCCGAAGCCGCATGATGAGTCATTGGGAGTTGTCGCAAAGAAGGGCAAGCGTTGGTATTACGCTTTGTCGCCGCAGTTTAGGCCAAAGCCGAGCCGTGATGCCAAGGGTGCCCTTCGAGGACTCATTGGCGCTCATATTTACGGGGTGATGAAGGCGGTGCAGGGGAGCCCGGAGAAATGGGGCAATACGGTGGACGACGCTCTGAAGAACTTGGAGTGTCCCATACTTCAGAAGCTTGCTCATACCTTTGGGTTCGTGAAGGAGTATGGAAGCCTGTGAGACTGTCTCGGCAGCTCGAGGAGGCACTGAAGGTGCCCACCCCTTACGACATGCACGTCAAGCACGGCATGCCGCTGACGCCGACCTTTATCACCAAGGGGCGCAAGGGAGTAGAGGCCAAGGGACCACACCTGTTTTGCTCTAGGACACCTGACGGGAAGTGGAAGATTGATGGACGGCTCAAGGGTAGCCGCCGAAGCGTGAAGGTGCTCGAGAAGAAGAGGATGGCCTATCAGATGGCCCGGAAGCTTCTCAATCACCTGCGTGATTATGGTGATGATTTCGTGGTGAATGATGGGAAACGGACCTGGAGGGTCAAGGCCGGTGACACGTTGGCCTTTACTGATGCCCAGAAGGGCATTGAAAGATGGTTCAAGAGAGGTGGATCATGAGTCTTGCGAAAGAAATACTGGGCGAGCTGGGTGCGCTGTGAAACTTTCGGAGCAGCTACATGAGGCCATTGGCTCTAGGCGCCTTGATGAGGCTGCTGAGCGCGTTGTTTTGTCAGTTGGCCAGATGGTCTCGGTGAGGAACAAGCGTGGTGTGACGGTCATAAAGAGGGGCCGCATTGCCAATGTAGACTTGCCCACGGGAACCATCCGGGTGGAGGACATCGATTCAGGCACGACGCTAGAGGTTGATGTCAATCCTGAGAAGTACACTGTCTGGGTATTGCCGCCCCCAGACGCCAAGGTGGACAGGATGTCCAGGATCAAGACCCTGTATGTCCGTGGCGGTGGTCTCAGGCCGAGCGCGTATCAAGGGGGGAAGTGGCCGTGAGCGAGATGGCCAAAAGGCTGATGGAGATGGGCTTCTCGTTCATCTGTGCCAACTGTACCAAGATGCACACCGGCATCATGCGCGGCGAGCAGCATTGCGGCTATGCCTTGAGGGGAAGGGTGTGTGGTGGTCCGATATCTGGAGAGGCATTCCAACAATATGAGGGGCCGCTGACCAAGCAGACCATTGCCGAGGTCTGTTTTCGTTGTGGCGCCGATGCTACTGAGCTGATCGAGGTCAAGGGCAAGGGATTTGTGGGAGCCTGTGAGCAGCACATTGGCATGCTGAAGACCATGAAGCCAGTGGTTCCAAGGGCTGGCAAAACCGCATGAATTTTACGGTCAAGCAGAGCCCTAAGAACAAGCCGGTGATGAAGCTCGTTGATGATCTTCCGGAGCGAGTAGAGGCTATCATCAAAACGTTCCCCCAGCTCGTGGCCTTTGATGTTCTAAAAATCATTCAGTCCGGGGCGCCGAGGGACATCGAGGGCTACCCTGACATGCTTAGGGTGAGAGACCTTCCAAGCATTCAGGGATGGGAGCTAACGGCAATTCTTCCGCCCGGTTGGGCGTCGTCTCAAAGGCTACGTTCCGTTGACGTGAAACGAACAGTGTTGTACGTTCGTCCCAAGGTGACGGGCGGGAAGGTCGTGGAGCCGGCTACGGTTGTTTTGGAGCGTAGCAACCCCTGGACCATGGATACGTTGCCATACGAACCGAGCAGGTTCGAGGCGAGCATGTTGTCAAGGCGGGTTACAGAGCAAGAGGCCAGGGTCATTGAGAGTAGGAGGCGAGAAGAGCTTCCTGATATTCGCCGTGAGCTGAAGGATCTCGGTGTGACGCTGAGGCCGGCTGGCAAGGTGGTCTTGAGCCGGCGCGTGACCCGTGACATTGCTTTTGAGGTTCTGCGCTACGAGTTCGGTATTCCGCCAATGCCAGGGCGTTCTCATTGGCGCCCTGCCATCAGAATGGTGCCCAACACAATTACCAAGAAGGCCCTGAAATCACTCGAGCGATGGATATCGAGCCCACAGGATGCAGGATTCAAGACGGCTGAGGATCTGCCGTATGAGAAAGCATCGGTGGCCAAGAGGCTGCGTAGGTTCCAAGACTTGGTGGCGGCGGGGTTGTAGATGAGCGCAAGGACCGGGACCGTTTTTCTCCGTGACTTTGATGAGGGATTGGTTCGCACCATGGGTGCTGAGCTGATCGAGATCGAGCTTGACGGAGAGACGGTGCAGGACTACGCCATCGCCATCGAGGGGGTCAACGGCCCGGACCTCTATGGCGGGTATATCCCCATCATCTGGCAAAACCCAGAAGACGTGTATCAAGAGGGGCTTTTGCCTCATGTCAATATCTCTCGTAGCTCGGTAACGCCGGCAATGAACCGATGGTTTCCGGGCGGCTACGAGTACAGGACGCCGGCGGCGACATCGCACACAGTAACGGCTGGCAATGGTGTCGAGGGACCATCGGCTTTGGAGTTCAAGCCGTGGGCCTATCCCTACGACATCACGTATGAGGTTCATATCCGGGCGAGGCTCAGGGCTCAGGCCGACACCATGTTGAGGAAGATCGGCAAAAAATTCTGGGCCTATGGGCAGATCTACCTGATTGATTCCGAGGGAGCGGAGCGAGGGTATTATGCCTTCCAGGAATCCCTTGATACACTTGATGAAGTGGCAGATGTCGCTGACCGAATGATCGGCTGGACGATATCATTGCGATGTGAGGGCGAGCTTGATTTCAACGACCCATATATCGCTAAGACTTCACCAAATGTCGAGGTCAGTGTAGAATCCAAATCGCCAACGGTAGAAGGGTGAAGGTGAGGCATGGCTTGGTGGGTCTACTTGGGCAAGGTTACGACCTCTGTCGATGGGGGGATTTCAGCCATTATAGATGAGAGGGGCGACAAGCCAGTCATAGTGAAGAGAGATCACGGGCCGGCGGTTCTTGTCCCGAGGCTGAAATTCGAGGCGCCAATGTCGGTTGTGGCCCATTTGACGCGGCTCAAGCTCGTCAGGCCACTCAAGCCCCACATGATTCCCAAAGAGGAAAAGCCGGATATCAAGCCAGAGTCCAAACCAGTGAAAAAGGATGCTCCGAAGGTTGCCGTTCTACCGGCGCCCCCGGAGCCCAAAAAAATCGAGGACAAGCCGAAGGAAGCCCCTTCGGATGACAGTGCGCCTGTGGTAGCATCGATCCCTGTCGAAGAGGAGAAGAACCTTCCTCAAGACGACGATGACACGGGCGAGGAGATGGAGAAGGCGCAGCAGGAGAAGCAGCAGGAGAAGGGAGGCAAGAAAGGTTCAAAGAAACGTCGAGGCTAGCCCCGCGACGACGGAGGGAGATAGGTCATGGCAGAACGATTTCACCCCGGGGTGTACGTTGAGGAGCGGCGCGGCGGGCTGGCCCCGATTCAGGGGGTCTCCACGTCGAACATGGGTATCGTGGGCTTCACGCTCAAGGGACCTGTGGATGTTGCCACATTGGAGACGAGCTTTCCTGCTTTCGAGCGAGAGTTTGGAGGCTTTACGTCTCTCAGTCAGGTGCCAACCCACACATACGCATTCTTTGCCAATGGTGGACGGCGAGGATACATCGTCCGAGCCGTGCCGTCGGATGCGGTGGCGGCAACCGGAGAGATTGCGAATCCCATCTGTGAGGAGACGGTTGGAACCGGTGACGGAACCACCAAGGACTTCACCTCTGGCGGCACGGCGCTGACGCCATTGTCCGGGCTTCCGGTTCAGGCAGTAACGCCGTCGCCTGGTGGCGTGGCGATCACCTACTACGAGGCCGGTACTCCAGTTACCACGCAAGCATGTACCCCGGTTCCGGCTCCTGATGGTGTGGCTGGTGTTTCTGCTGGCGGCAACAATGCCCTGATCAGCCGAATCGTGACCGTGGCGGTGGCTGGAGTGTCTCCGGGTATCGTGCCTGGTACGGTGGTCATCAATACGCTCGTGAGCGCGGCTCCCGTGCTCTACGGAGACGGGGCTGGATATGCCCCGGCGGCCCCCCAGGAAGGTATTGGGAACCTGTACGACGTGGCTGGCATCCAGCGTGGATACATCGACTATGACACGGGGATTTTCAACCTGTCGTTCGATATCGCCACGCCACTCGTGCCCGATGCGGCAGGGGCGTTCACGGCGGACTACACTCCGCTTACGACCGTGCCGGTCACCATTTACGATGACGGTGCAGGGGCCTTGGCCTCGACGACCACCACGCTCGACGGCGGTGGACCGAACACCATCGACTACACAACGGGCGCCATCGAGTTCAAGATTGCTGTGGGCTCGCCAGCGCCGGCCAACAAGCAGCCCATCAACGTCTGCTATTCCCAGGTGCTCTGGGATTACTCGGCGTCTTCTCAGGGAGAATGGGGCAACGATCTCAGCGTGGATGTACGGGGTGATGACGACTTCTTCACCAGGACCACGGCTGTGTTTTCGAGATATGACGTCCTCGTCTATCTCGATGGTGAGCTGGATGCGGTCTATGAGGACGTGAGCTTTACCGATACGTCCGATACTCGATATGTCGGCGACGTCATCAACAATGTTGGTACCGGATCGTCACTCATTGAGTTTGACGAGCCGTCAAATGCCGATGTTGGGCCTCGTCGGTTGAGCGGTTACGCTCGCTCTGTGGGGTGCGCGGCTGGTAACGGCGGCATCCCGGTGGCGACTCCGACACTGGATTATGGGTCGACCGATGGTACGGCGGTAGCCGGCGGTGTGGGCTCGGCGGTTATCCCCGTTGGTGTTCGCACCCTCCCATTGGATGCTCCAGTCCAGCCCGGTTCGGTATCCATCACCTATACCGACAAGAACGGTACTGCCAGGACCATCACGGATGACGGCAGCGGGTATCTGATTGGTGATGTGGATGGTACGGCGCCGTCCAACTTGAACGTCATTGACTACACCACCGGTCATTTCTCGTTCCGTGTAGTGGCTGGCCAGGAGCTTGCCGAGCCCGAGACGAGCCATGGTGCTGGCCCTGCGGTTGTGGTTGCCGGTTCCGTTGCGACGGCGGCCTACTACAAACAGCCCGATCTTTCCATCGTGGAGAACGCGGCTGCCGGTGGTAGTGACGGAGCTTCTCCTGGGGTGTTGACTCGTAACGAGCTGACTGACCCGGCGCTCCTCACCGACCGCGACGGCATGTACGCCCTGTTGGTTCCGAATGAGCTGATGAACGTGACCATCCCCGATGCGGCTGGGAACGTTACCATGTCGACGGACCAAATCACCGAGGCCGAGCGCAACGGGATGTGGTTTGTCATTCTCGCGACTCCTCCAGGGCTCACTCCGCAGCAGGCGCAAGATTACCGTGTGAACACATTGGGGGCCAACAGCAGCTATGCGGCGCTGTACTACCCCTACATCACGATCACGGACCCCGTGACGGACCTCCCGGCGAATATACCGCCCGGCGGTCACATCGCGGGCATCTACGCCAGGGTCGACAACACCAAGTCGGTTGGCAAGGCGCCGGCTGGTGTCGAGGACGGGAAGATCAACTTCTCCATTGGTCTCGAGCGGACCCTTGAGTTCGCCGAAATCGACATCCTGTACCCCAAGCAGATCAACGCCCTGATTGACACGGCTCAAACCGGGCGGTGCGTCTGGGGGGCCAGGACGCTTGAGAATCCGCCAAGCGATTTCCGCTTCATTCATGTGCGGAGGCTCTTCAACTTCTTGAAGGCGTCGATCTTCAACAGCACCCACGGATTCGTGTTCGAGAGCGTGGGGGCTGGTCTCCGGAAGCGGATCAAGCTGTCCGTCGAGAGCTTCCTGCTGACCCTGTATGGCCAGGGGCTCTTCAAGGGCGATTCGCCGCAGGCGGCCTTCTCGGTTATCTGTGACGAGAGCAACAATCCTGAAGAGGTCGAGAATAGCGGAACAGTTATCTGCGACATTTACGTCGCGGCTAACGTGCCCGGAGAGTTCATCGTCTTCAGGATTCAGCAAAAGTTCACGGCTGCTGAATAGGTTGACAGATTGAGGTGTTGAAATGAAGAAGCTGGCAGAGGAGATTCGGGGTATTCTGAAGGCGTCTATTGATGGTGATGACGGCCATCTTCAAGAAGAAGAGCCAGAGCCGGAAGAGGGGTCTTTGTGCGAAGACACTGGAACTCCCTGCTGGCAGCTTCAGGAGGCAGCTCAGTTCATTGCCGAGGACATGTCCGAGGTTATGGGCGTGGACCCGGAGGTGCTCTCTGTGGCGCTCACAGAGGCCATGAAGTGCGATAGCAAGTGCGGCGAGAAGTACCGCACCAAAGATGGCGGTTTCAAGGGAGGCCGGGGCGAGGCGTTCAAGACCTGTGAGGAGTACGCCAAGGCGTGTTGCTCGGGGGTCAAGGACGCTGGAGCTTTTTGTGCTTATTTGGGAAGACGAGCGGGTAAAATTTAGGGAACCAAGGGGCATTTGGTGTCCCTTTTCGAGGGTGAGGAAAAATGGACGCAGCAATCACGAATGCAGGAACCGAAGCCAAGTTCATTCCGGGGCCGAACATCAACCTGGACCCGGGCGAGACCAAGACTTGGTCTGATATCGGGTTGGCGGACCTGGATGGAAACGAGGTCATCAAGGCCGGTGTTGTCGCTGGAACCTTGACGGTGGCAGTGACGCCGGGACCGAGCGATGCCGCGCTGGCGACCCAGGGAAATATCGTTTCTGACGGCTTGCCGATGTATGACTACGCAGATCTTCCGGTTCCTTTCCGGGGCCGCGTTGCGTTCGTCATGAATGGTCGTAAGGCTGGTGAGCTTGC